TACTAGAGTTTTCAAAAGGGCAAGTAGAGAAATACTTGGACGGTATGACAGGGAATACCTTGTTTACAGGCTCTACAGGGATTGGAAAGAGTCATTTAAGCGTAGCTATTGCTAAGGCTATAAACGAGGGCTACAAGGCCAAAGGAGAGCCTAAGAGCGTGCTATTTGTCAATCTAACCGAAATCCTTAGACGAGTTCGAGAGAGCTTTAACTCTACTAGCAAAGAGGGATACTACTCAAGAATGCTGAAAGAGGTTGATTACCTGGTACTTGATGATTTGGGTATAAAATCGGACAACGCTAGTAGTAAAGGTAAATCAGTCTGGGAAGAAGAGTTTATTTTTGATATTCTCAGTAACCGAGACAAGACTATTATTACTACAAATCTAAGCAGCTCAGAGATTGCTAGCTTGTATAGTGATCGAGTGGCCAGCCGTGTTAGAACAGGCCTAGAGGGTAACTTTTTCAAGTCATTCACAATCAAGGATAAGCGATACTCAATCAGTAGCTTAAAGGCTAAAGTCGCTCAACATTGAGCAGGCTAAAAAAAGTATGCATGGTGTGCACCTGCACCCTTAAAAGGTGCATGCTTTGCATTCCAAAAATGGAACTCAAAAATGAGCTAAAGTACACTAAAAAGGGTAGTAAAAAGCGTTGGATAACTTAAAATATCAGTTATATCAACGCTTTAGGACTACTGAGATTACAATAAGTTCATATATTTCAAGTAAAGGAGTAATCAAAATGACAAACTACAAAGAAAAACACCGTTTCAGTTATAAATTTGAAAATACTGAACATGCAAAGGCAAACAAAATAGCTGATGTGGTAAGTATTGCCATTCATGGTTATTTCATGGGTACTGGAGAAAGTCCAGTAACAGAAACAACTATTAGTGGAGATGGGACTATCACAGTAGATTATCAAGGTAGAACAGCAATGGGGGAAGCCCTGAAACGTATTTGTTTAGGTTTTGCTAATTACTATGAACAGGATACAGAGGGAGAGGAGGCTTAGTTTGATACAAAAGACAGAACAGCTTAAAGATTTACTTGATAGAGGCTTTGTATTATTCTCAAAAAATGGTATAATAAAGTCAGCCAAGTTACCAGAGTTTGGTAGTCTAATCATCACAACACAAGATGGTAAACCCATTCAAAAGGAAACTAGGCAAAAAGAAAAAATTTAGCTGCTGACTAGAAAACTAGAGGCATGATATAAGAGTTTAACTACTCTTTGTCATGTCTCTTTTTATTTTAGTCATAGAAAGGAGGGGACTTTGGGAACAGGAGTAAGAGTAAAGGTACACCTATGGGATTAGCGAGAGCCAAAGAGGCAGTTACTAATCAGATGGTTATGGACATGCACCGTTTTATACCTAGGCGATCTGGAGAACTAAGAGGAAACTTAACTAAGGCCAATGGGAGAATAGTCTATAATGCGCCGTATGCAAGAATGCAGTTTTGCGGCAAGAAACGGAAAGGGTTCGTTTCAGATAAACAGCGTAAGTTTTTCTTTGCGAATAAAGAGGAACTACTAAAATATAAAAAAGCCCCAGGAACAGGACCGAGATGGGATAAAAAAGCTAGCGCTCTATATTCTAAGGACTGGGAACAAGTAGCTAAAAGAGCGCTAGAATTGAAATAAAGGAGAATTACCATGACACTACAACAAATAAAGGCACAAATTTACAGCCTAGGCACTTATAAGCAGCAAAAGATTGAGGCTTATGGAACAATGAAAAAAGAACTTTGGGAAAAAGTTCGAAATCAGGTTTTATATCAGTCTGAGGCTGAGCTACGCCTGGAGAACTTTAAAAAAGAGGCCGATCAGTACTCAGATACTGAGTTTGTCAATATTCTAGCTAAGCTAGAGAACTTTGAACAGACAGAACTAGAGAAAATTAAATCAGAGTACGAAACAGTAACGGCTGATAATGTTGCTGAGTTGAACTTGCTGAGCACTATGAAAGTATCGGAACAGGAGCTACTAAGTTATTTAGAGAAATACAAGCGTAACCCGTTGGCCATTAAGAAATTACATGAAATCGGAGCAGCTAACAACATTGCTTTACCTAGCTATATCCTGAAAGAAGATAGGCTAGCTGAACTGTTAAAGGTATTCAAGCAACATGCTAAGAGCTATCATGATACTCCAATCATTGATAGTAACGGTTCAGCAAGTGATCTAGCTTTCATGTTAGTTTTAGCTAGTGATGAATTGAATACTGCTTTAGAAACATACTCTAATCATTTTGATACGGCTCTAGGGCTATCTGAGAGCTTGTAAAACTAGTCAAAAGTGTATCAGCGATAAAATACCCTGATACACTTTTTAGAACGGTTTACGGAGCGTTTAGAGCGTTCCAATGAAGTATAATTTCCGAAACGAACACGGTGAGAGGGTGCTAAATGGAGAGAGATGTTAGAGGGCGTTTTTTACCAGGTAATCAAGTTGCTAGAGGTAATCGAGGGAATAGACAACCGAAGTATGGAAACAATAATGCTATGAAACACGGTTTATATAATCGTTATACAGGACTTTTACCTGGTAGAAGTGGCAGCCTTTCAATCTATAAAAATGGAGTATATTTAGGCTCTTTACATAAGAAATACTATCACATAACAGAAAAGGGCGAGATAATGATAGACGTACAAGTAGTACAACGCCTAATAGATGTTTGTGGATTGCCAGAAAGTCTTTTCGGAGATCCTGAGTACGTTGAATACTATGAGTAATGTCCGTTTTTGGACTTAACTAAAACAAAAAAGCCAAGGCACCCCGCCTCAGCTATAATCTCAATAATATTATTATACCATAAAGGAGGCCAAGGCATGACACCAGAGCAGGTAAAAGAAAAACTAGAGGGCGTCAAGTGGATCAATAAAGAAATAGAGGGCTTATATTTAGAGCTTGCAGCTTTAGAAAGTGGTATTATCAAAAAGCAAGAACTGAGCACTACCAGAGTACAAACAAGCAGGGTAAATACGGCCGAGAATAACCTTATAAGTGTTCTAAAGCTAAAAGAGGACACTTTACAGAGAATTGAGCGACTTACTGAAGAGAGAATGGAAATATCTAGGCTGATCGATAAGCTGGCCAATCCGTTTGAGCGTTCTGTTCTAAGGCTTTTTTACTTGAATGATCTCGACGCTTGGGAGGTTGCTGAGGAAATAGGGAAATCTAAATCTTCGATATATCGTGTAAGGCAGGAAGCTATAGAACACTTGGCTGGTCTGGTACATGCAGATTGATTTATACCTATGTAAAAAGTCCTAAGACTGAGTTTAAAAATACTAAGGTTTTACAAAGGTACAGGGCCTTTTTTCTAGTGATAGAACCCTAAGATTACCGCAAGGTGGAGAGGTTTACCGAGGGTTAGAAAACGGTGAGGTAAGGGTTAGGTACCGAAGTTTTACAATGGTGAGGTTTTGGTGAGGTATAAGAGTTGTGGTAAAATTAAGATAGAACAATGAGTACAAAGTAAAGAACTAGAACAAAGGTATCATTGTTTTAGAAATGAATTTAAGAGAGGAGTAAAGTCTATGAATTTGGAAGAAGCGTTAAAACAAGTAAGCAGCTGGAATCTTAAAAAGCCTGCTCCCTTAATCCCTTCTGAAATGACTGACGAAGAGCTATCACATTTGAGGTTTACCACGTTTTCAAAAGAAGATGAAGAGGCTATCATGGCTGAACTCAAGAAAAGAGGTCTAGTGTTATGAAATACAGTCAACAAGTATTAGACATGCTAAAGCAAGCAGTCAGTGGTCAGATTGATAATTTTTGGGATTTCTCCTTTAAGTTTAACGCCCTTTTTGGAGAAGATGAAGACTTTGCTGAGGCTTGGGACAGTGAAAATCCTGAAATGTTTGACGCTCTCAATGATTTTGAGCTGATGATGTTCTTAGAGGAACATGACCCAAGTGATAAGCAAGGATTTATCAATTTCCTAACACCATACTACAACAAAGCAAAACAGTTAGTAAACCATAGCGCTTAGTTTGTTCTAGGCGCTTCCACCTGCAAAAAAACACTATGGAAAAGCACCGGATGATGCTTTTTTTGTAACATTTTGATATAATATTACTGAGGAAATGAAGTAGAAAAATATCGGACGCACACGCACCCGAAAGGGTATCTGAGAGGTGGGGAATGTCCGTCCCACCATTTCCTATTGAGGCTGTAGGCCTCTTTTTTTAGAATTTTAGCAACTGAGAGGGGGATAAAAATGAGTAAACAACTTTGGAAGTATCTACGATCAAAAGTTGCAGTAATAACAGGAAATGGAGAGAGTTTTACAGGTCTAGTAACTGATTTTATTGACGAAATGGACAATGATGAGCAAGATGAAATCACTATCCTCATTGACAATCCTAGCCCTGATGAACCAACTGAGATTTCTCTCTTTGAGAGTGAGATCATCTCAATTAAAGCAATCTCATAGCGCTTAGAACAATCTAGGCCTTAGACAGAAAAGTAAAATAAAAAGCACCTTTGACAGGTGCAATTTACTTGCTTACTGAACTCATCAATTTAAGTCCCCTTTTTGTTACCCTTCATGTTTTCTCAGCTTATTTGAATTTAATAGTTTTTGAAGAAATCAAGTTAGATTTAGAGCAGGCTTAGGCCTGTTTTTCTGTACCTAATCACTGCAAGATAACAAAATGCTTTAATTTTAAGATATATCTTACAGAAAGCCTACAACAGTGGGCTTTTTGCTTTGTCTTAAAAAACTATAGAACACTTCTTAACTGTGAAGGGGGATAAAAAAATTCCCTGCAAAATGAAATTGCAAGGAACTTTTGTTAATGGTTATGGGCAAGCCAGGTGGAATACTTTTTCCCAAGCCAGAGAGCAAAAAGGAGATTGATGACGACGATGCCTGAACCGACCAGTGAAAATAGGAAAAATTCGCTAGCCGAAACTCGCCATAAATGCACGATGTCTGTAATCAAATAAGCACTGATAGGAAAACAAATGGTAGAAGTAATCAGAGCAGGGATATACTTGCGGAGAAGAATTGATTGTCCAATATGGAGCAAGAGATGAAGTGCAAAGGCCACAAATCCTCCTAACCAAACCAATTCGAGCGCTCTAGATTGAGTAAAATACGCTAATAAAGTGATGGATAAGACAAGAATAAACTCCTCAAAAACAGCAAGGGC